TCTCATTGGGCCAGTCTTGGCAAATCCCCGCGCTTCGAGATCGCCATCCACAAGCAGTGCAGCCTCACTAAACCGCCCTGCCTGTTCACGCAGTTCTGCGGCGTGGCGGGCTTCGGTGGCTGCTTCACGTTCAATGGCGCGGCAGAGGGCTTCGTGCACGCTGCCATTGCTTCGCTCAAAACTTGGCCAGATAGGGTAATGCCGATCCTGCGCGGCAGCATTCACCAGCGCCAGCGCTTTTGCTTCGGTGTCGGTCATGGTCATTGGGGTTCTCCAAGTGCTGCGCGGGCGCGTTTCCGCTGCTCGTAGTTTCTGTTGTGCATGAGCTGGCATTCTCGGCAGCTTCTTGCGTTCGCTTTCGCCATTAAGTTCCAGCCAGATAATTCATGGCCCCTATGGCAATGCGTCTTTTCGCGATTGTGGTTTTTAGATTGCATGGCAGCGACATTGATCCGCCCCTTGCGAACTGCATCCCGCGTATTGTCAGACAGAGATCCGACAAATAGGTGGCCTGGGTTTACACAAATTGGGTTATCGCAATGGTGGCAAGCATACTGCCCGCTCTCCAGTGGAGCACCAATCTTCAAGGCAAGAGAAAATCGGCTTGCCTTAACCTTTTTCCCGCGATGCCAGAACGAACCATATCTGCCGTCTGTGGATCCTAACCACGGCCAGCACTCTTCTTGGCCACGAATATCGACCTTTTCCCAAAAACGTTTAGCCGATGCTGCATCAAAACCTGATTTCGTCATCGTTCCATTCCCATTCGTCAAAGCCAAAGTTGATCCAGAGCCACGCGCGGAGGGTGGCTGGCATCAGGGGTTGCCCTGCGTGATGGATTTCAGCCGATCGATCTCGGCCAGAATGTCGGGGTGGGGTGCGAACCATTCACCGCAAAAGCGCCACGGCTCGAAAGCCATGTGGTAAGCGCGTTCCCAGTCATGGCCGCGCCGCGTCACCAACAGGTCGGCGTCGTCGCCAAAGAACCTATCGTGCTTCAACTGGCCGACGCGAAAGGCGGGTTGCTTCGACCGGCCAATTTTGATCAGGCCGGTGTTGCGCCCGCGCGCAAAATAGACCCATTCCCGATCTGCCAGGGGCGGCTCAATTGCTTCCATATCGGCGGGCATGATTGGCGGGCGACCCTTGCGCCCTTGGGTATATCCGCACTTTGCAAGAAAGCGCTCGAACAGGTCGAGTTGGAAATATCCGACGCAGCCAGTCGAAACCGTCCAGTGCCAATCTTCCTCTGTCAGTGTGCCGACTTCCGTGCCATCGCCATCCGCAGGAACGGACACGGAACAGCGCGATATGCGCGCATCCGAAACCGTAGCATCTGCGGGGAAAATGGCGGACAGGGAGGGATTCGAACCCTCGGAAACGTTACCGCTTCGGCGGTTTTCAAGACCCATGTGGGAAACTCCTTTGTGCCGATATAAAACCACGGATTTGCCGGGCTTGCAAGGGCTTTTCGTCATTAAAAACCGCTGGGGGTTGTGTCACCTATTGTGCCGGTCGATTGCTGGGCGCGCATCGCCTCATCTGGCGTCAGGTATTGCAGGTATTCCTCGGTCTGCTTGATCGTGCCGTGCCCTAGCTGGCGCTGCAAAGCGTAGAGATTGCCGCCGTTCACAAGGTATTCGATGGCGTAGATGTGGCGCAGCGCGTGAAGGCTGAACGGGGTGTATTTCCACTTGCCCTTCTGTGCCGCTTTTCGTGCCCGCGCCTTTGCCTCCTGCCAGTTGGTCGATGCCTGCTTGTAGGGGTGCGCTTCGCCGGTCTTGCGGTCTTTCGCGGGGAACGGCCAAGCGCTGGTGCGCGGCTGCTTTTCGAGGATCGCAAGCGCTTGGTCATTCAGATGCACGGCGCGGGTGCGGCGGCTCTTGGTGTCCGATAGCGTGGCGGACGCGCGGCCAATGTGAATGTCTGACCATTGCAGGGTAGCCGCTTCATCAAGGCGCATCCCGGTCGCCAGCAGGAAGCGGGCAAGGGGCTGCAAGTTGCCGTATGCCAGCGCCAGGGTGGTTTCCAGCGAACGCGGATCCGGCTTCACGAACTGCGGTTTGGTGTAGCGCAGTTGCCGCTTGCCGACTTCACGCACCGGGTTGACCATGCCCCAGCCCCGTTCAATCGCAAACTCGGCGGCCTGTGACAGCACAGTCAAGTCGCGCCGGATCGTCGGGATTTTTGCGCCATCGGCCTTGCGGTCGTCGATGTATTGCACAACCGCCAGTTTGGTGATTTCGTCCCACCACTTGCCTTCAAAGCGGTCCAGCAGTTGCAGCGCGGAAACGTCATAGCGCTTCACGGTCTTGGGTTTCAGGCGCGTGGCTGCTTCCTGCGTGAACGCGGCCAGCACGTCCTCAAACAGCTTCCGGCTTGTGCCGTGGTAAGGGCTGTTCTGTTCGAGGAACTGCTTTAGGCGCTTCTCCGCCTCTCTGCGATTTGTTGTCTTAAGGGAATGCCGACGCTCGACCCCCGCCAACTGAACGCGGGCGTAGTAGATGCCGTTTCTCTGGTATAGGTTGCTTGGCATTCTCGTTCCTTATCCCGGATCCACCGGGCCAGTTTCATGGTGTCGAAGGTCCAAAGCTTGCCGAACTTGGCAGCGCCGGGGATTTCGCCTCTTGCGGCCATCGCCTGCACAGTTCGCCGGGAAAGCCCGGTCTTGTCCATGACGTATTCAACGCGGGCGCGTTCCATCACTTCCCCCTACCAATATGCCAGCCATGACAGAACCGGCAGCGATATGCGTTCAGCGTTGCGCGGTCGGCCCGGTCCTGCTTGTGGGCGTGGTGGGCCTTCTTCGCATTGCGCTGGCGCGCCCGCATGATCCGGTGCGCTGCATCCCAGCTGGGGAACGTCACCTTGCCAAAGCACTGCGCGGCAATGGCGGTGGCGCGGTCGAATAGGTCGCTGGTGTAGGGCTTCATGCTGCCAGCCTTTCGTCGAGCAATGGCCCCCATTGGCTGGCCATCTGCGCGGCGATGCCTGGGAAGAACCGGCTGCGTTCCCTTGCGCGGTCCTCGCCGGGTGCCATGCGGTGAACGCGCGCCACAGGCATTGCGTCGGCAGGAAGATCAAGCGCGGCGCGGGCGTGGTCAAGCGTCGGATAGGGCTTCACCAACGGGGGTAGGCCGCGCAGCCACAGACAAGTGCGCTTGCTCTCCCAATCGCCAAACTCCCACGGCTGCACCGATTGCGCGGCGGGGGTGAAGTTGATGATGCGCTCCTTCGCGTGTTTGTGCATCACCGGGTTTTCGCAGGCGATGCGCGGAACAGGCGCGTTCCACAGTGCAGAGAACAGCGCCGCGCCTTCGTCCAGTTCGGCCCACATATCGGGCAGTGTGCGACCTGGCGGCGGGCTTTTGAGCCAGCGGACGCCGGAATTGCACAGTCTGGTGCAGGGCGGGTGCGCCACGATCAGCATATCCCAGCCATCGGCCAGCACTTCCCGAACATCGCCGGTAATATGCCGGTTTGATCGATCTTCGGCGGGGAGTAAGTCGCAGGACCACGCGTCATAACCAAGCGCGGTGAACGCGCGGCGGACGGTCCCGGAAAACTCGCAGGCGATCAGGATTCGGCTCACTCCACCACCTCCCGTTCAACGCGCGTCACTTCAACCAGTCGCAACATGGTCTTTGCGCGGGAAAAGTGCTGCATCCGAAACTCTTTCGCGCGGTCCAGTCGGTCGAACGTGTAGAGCGGCTTCCCGTTGCGGGGGCGCAGTTCGTAGTGGGTCATCGAAAAGTCAGCGGCGCTTGTTGGGCTTGTCCCGCTGTTCCCTTGGTGGAAAATCAGTTGGCTTCCGCCCGCTCCCGAACGTCCCGGCTGGCGTTGGCGTATTTCACGCGCACACCACGTTCGTCGGTCAGGAAGGCATTGCGGCGGAGGTTGCGGAGGCGCTTGTTCGCGCGGTCGGCGCTGATCTGCGCCCACACGAACGCGGCAAACAGCACTACGGCGGCGATGATGGTCAGGGCTTCGGTCAAGGGTTCTCTCCTTCAATGTCGCCAAGGTCGATCCCGTGGCGGGCGGCGTATTCTTCGATGACCAGGAACAGGTCGCTGAACTGCTGCTTGGTCAGCTTGCTTGAACGGAAACCGACCGGGACCATGCCTTTGCCATCGAGCGCCATTTCAAAGCGCTGGGCGTGGTCGAGCGAATGCAGGAACAGCGATTTCCAAACGTCGGGCGTCAGTTCCCTGCCTTCGGGCTTGGCGGCGCTGATCCGGGTCAGCATGGCCCACATACGCGCGTTCTGATCGAGCGACCGCTTGGGCTTCGACACGCTCATCACGCTGCCAATGGGGGCGGCATCGATCATGCGGTGGGCAAACTCACGATTGCCGCGCAGAATAACGGTATGGTCAGCCATTGCGCACCTGCCGGATTTCAGCCGCGCATGGGCTGGCCTTGCAGAACGCATCAATCAGCGCTTCCACATCTGCCGTGGTGGCGTTCTCCCAAAACGTTGCCTCACCCACGTTATGTTGGCGCTGGTGGCAGTCCCGGCACAGGCTGACGGTGCGCCAGTCGTCTGGCTTCTGCCCCATCCCCGCGCCGCTGCCCAAGCGAACGTGTGCAACTTCAATCGGCGCGGTTGCATGGCAAACGCTGCAAGCATGATCGCGGACAAAGTTGCGGTGACGCTGTGAACGCCAGCGGCCATCGCGCTTGGCCTTCTTGGGCAGGCGGGCGGGCAGGGCCATTTTACCAGACGCTCCGCATGGTCAGAAAGGGTATGTCGTCCGTATCCAGATCGTCAGCGGGCGCGTTCCTGCTGTTGCGCTGCGGTTCGCTGGGGGCATCGGTCCCGCCAGCCTGCCGTGCGCCCTGCAACGCGATTTCGTTGGCGCGGATATTCAGTTGCGGCTTGCCTTCGTATTCACCCAGCGCGAAGTCGCCCGACACGGTGACTGCCACGCCCTTGAGCAGATACGGGGCCAGTGCCTCGCCGCGCTTCCCCCACAGGGACACGCGCCACCAGTTGGTTGACTTGTCGCGCCCATCACGCTGATCGACGGCAACGGAGAAGCTGCACACGGCGTCCCCGCCTTGAGTGCGGCGAAGTTCGGCGTCCCGGCCAAGCTTTCCTGCGATTACGATATTCTGCATCACGCTGCTTCCTTCTGTGCGCGCAGTTCAATGGCGCGCTGGTTGATCCATGCCTTTGCCCCTTCAAAGCGAGGCGCGGTGATTTCGCGGAGGTCTTTCAGCTTCCCGGCTTTCAGGAAGTCAGCGACCGGAACGTTCAGGTGATCGAACAGCAATTGCAGTTCATCGACCTGTTCGGGGGTGATGCGTTCCGGTTCCGGCGCGGAAACGTTCGCCTGCGTCTTGTCGTAAAGCGCCAGCCCGAACGGGTTGCCAAACGTCATCAGGGCGCGCTTCATGGCGTCCGTTTCGGCTTCTTTAAGCGCACTTTCGTGTGCCTGCCCAACGTCCTTATCGATGCCCTGCCCGAAGCCGCAGCCATCGCGGGTGATGCTGCCAACCGTGATGCGGACGCGGGCCATGTATTCGACGCGCGCCTTGCCATCGACCTGCCGGGGTTCACCCAACAGGCGAAGGTCAACCGTCTCGCGGTTCCATCCATCAAATCCGAAGATTCGATTGGCTTCGGCAATTGCGTGCCAGCCTTCAATATAGGACAGCGACCGGCCAGCCTGCGAACGCTGGGCAACGTGCTTGGGGTCCAGCGGGGCGGAAAGCGCCTTGTTCTGTGCTTCGGTAAACATCATGCGGCCTTCTTCTCGATGCGGATGGTGACGCCGGGAAGCTGGGCAGGCAGCGCCTTGCGGGCGTATTCGGCCAGCCAGTCAGTCAGGGCGTCCGGGTCATTGCGCATTACGTGTTCCAGCAGCGCGCGGCGGTCTGTTACGTCCGCAATCTGATAGGTGCGCAGGCCGGTTGCAGATCGATCGATCTTGTTGGCTTGTGCAGCCAGCTTACTTGCCTGCTTAAACTGTTCTTCGGCAGCAAAGCGGCTTTCCAGATCGTCGGATTGACGCAGGGCGGCTTGGGCGGCGCGCTGCTTGGCTTCGGCTTCTTCGCGGGCAATGCGGGCGGCTTCGTCCTTTGCGCGCTGCTTGGCCGTGCGGTAGGGTGTCAGCGCGGCCTTGATCGCGTCGGCGGCTTTATCGCAGCGATCCAGAAGCGGCTTCCAAGCGGCCTGCACAGCCTTTGCCGCGTCATCGTGGGGCTTCTTTTCAGCAGCCCGCATCGCGTCGGCGTCTTTCTTGGCCTTGCGCACATCGTCCAGGATTGCGTCCAGCGCGGCTTCCTGATCGTCGGTAGTAACTTCGCCGCCAGCCAGAGAACCGGACACAAGCGAGAACAAATCCTCAATGTGCAGGCCCATCGTTTCGAGCGGGGGCGGGTTGTTGTGGCCAATCATGCCGCCTTCCTTTCCTGATGCTGCCGCGCCTTTTCGATTGCGCGGGCAATGTCGTCCTGAATGTCGATGAGGTTGGCGAGGTAGGGGGCCAGCAGATCAGCCGGTGCGCAGCCGATCATGCGGGCGTCCTGCCCGATGCCGTGGAGAATGGTTTCGTCCAGATCGCGCTGGGTCACAGTGCCACCCCCTTAAGCGAGACATGGGCGACCAATCCGAACGACAGGCCGGCAGTCAGCAGGAACAGCCCCAGTTCAGGCCATTCGTGGCGGAACAGGCGGGCGATGGTCAGGGCGTTGCGGATCATGCGTCAAACTCCTGCGCATGGGTTGCGGGGAACAGGTGGGCGATCAGGAAGGCGATCAGGCGCTTCATGCGCAGCGATCCGCCGGAATTGCGTCAATCCGCGCGAAGGCTTCACGCTGGCGCTGTTCGTGCGCTTCGATCAGGTCGAGCATGGCGCGGTTCGTCACCATCGCTGCGGCGTTTCGGGAGAAGTCGGCCAGCGCTGCGTTAAGGCAGTTCGCGGCGGTGCGGGTGCGGGCGGTCATGCTGCGTTCCTCCGCTCTTGGATAATGATGTCGCTCAAGGCTTCAATCGCCGCGAGAATGGCCTTGGCTTCTGGATCAACGCCAAGCGCCTTGTTGTCGCGCTCGACTTCCCAAATCAGGTCATATGCCTGCATAAGCCGGTTATCTGCCCAGCCGCTCGGGGTGACAAAGGGAGCGCTCATGCTGCCACCTGCAAAGCCTGCGCCAGCGCGGCAGCAACAGCGACCTTGGCAGCAGCGGCGAACTTGTCGGCATCAAACTGCCGCAGTTCGTTGGCATCCATGATGGCGACCGTATCGCAGACCAGACAATCCACGCCGCGAACGATCAGGTCGTAACCGCAGACCACGCATTCAGGGTCGTTCGGACCGTCGCATTCGTCGCAAGGGCTGGTGGGGTAGGGATCGTGGATCGTGGGCTGGCGGTGGCTATGAACCTCGCCAAGGCCATTGCATTCTTGGCAGACGGTTACGTGGCTGCGGTGGTTCCAGCGGTCTTTTAGATTGATGGTGGTCATCACGCGTCCTCCCGCACAAAGCTGGAGGAGGTCAGCGCCATCGTGACGACCGTAGCGGCGGCTTCTTCCGCGCTGGCGAAGTCGTTCACCCAATCAAGGCCCATCGCGTCGATGCAGGCATCGAGCAGGCGGTTGCTGGTGCGGACGTATTCGCGCGGGTTGGCGCAGGTCTCAAACGGACCCATGCGCAGGATCGCGGACAGGTGCCCGTCGATCTGTTCGAACTGGTGAAGTGAGATGGTGGTCATGTACCTGTCTCCGTGCCGCATCATGCAGCGTTGGAGACGTTGTACGCTTTGAGCGTACGCTTGGCAAGACCTTTTGTACGTTTTTGTCGTATAACCTAAAAATTAATTTCTATCACGCAAAACCGCTTTCCTACAGAGGTAGGTCATGGCTAGAAACACTGCTGGCGACGATTCCGCCATGTACATACAAGGAGGTTTTGTGAATTCAGGTGACAGCATGACGGAGCCGGAAGACCAGCTGCGATCAGCAGTCGAGATGCTTATGCATTTTGCGCTTCAAGAGCCGCCCCAGCAAACAGGCCATCCACAAGATCAGTTCCGTTTGTCGCTTCATGAGAGGCGAGTAGCCTTAGAAGGGCTTGCAGAAATCGCGCAAGCCTTAAAACTTCAGGGTCGTCACGATCAACATCTGCGCCAAACTGGCGCGCAACATGCCAGACAAACGCAATTGCGGTCTGCTCTGCAAGCGTAGCACTGGTTGACCTGGTGGAAACATACGCCGCCAGATCAGTTACTTCATCCGCCATAATAGCGGGTCGCCCCTTACCCACAAATGCCTTTGCAAGCCGCTCTGCCACATCTGGCGGCAGGTATTCGCTGTCATAGTCCGCGCTAAAATAACGCTGGATTGATGATGCACCTTTATATCCGGCTGCGGCGGCAATCGCGCGCAATGACAGGCCTGATCGCTGTTTCAGCGCCAACAGTTTAGAGCCGGTATGCGGGTGAATAGTCATTACTCTATTGTCCCAAAACCGGGATACGTTTTCTAGGTTGACTGTTGTACGCTCTGAACGTACAACGTGCGTATGACCAACTATCAAAAATGGATTGATGAACGTGGCGGCATTCGGGCTTTGGCCCGCGCCTTGAATCATCGTAGTCATACGACAGTCCAAGGCTGGCGTGATCGAAATTTTATTCCTGAGCGCCACCGCGAGGCGGTGCTTTTGGTTCCGGTTTCTGCGCCGGAGCGCGCAGCATGACCGCCGCTCTCCTGATCCTCGCCATTGTCTGCGTTGCCGCACTGGCGTTTGAGTTCCTGACCGCGCCCGTTGGCCATCAGGACAGCCACGGCTTCCACTACGACGAACCGGGGGACGAATAGATGATCCCCGCCATTCCCGACACGGACGGCAACGAGTTCGATCCGACTGCGCACCGGCTTTCCTACGACCAGTGGGAATTTCGCTGCCTGACTGAACTGGTCGACGCCCGCGCCGAGGGGCGACCCGTTTCCTTCAAGGTTCCTTCTGCTGTTTTCCATGAGGATGGTGTTAGCCGTGACTGACGGACAGAAATATCTGTTTCCGGCTCCGACCTGGACAGAAATTGCCGAGGCGGCGAAGCAGGCGATTCGCGCTGTAAAGGCCGACCACCCCGCCGTAACCGACATTCAGCTGGCCGCGCTGATTGACGCGGAAAGCGCCAAGACCATCGAGCGGCTTGAGCGCATGGAAACCAAAAAGGTTCCGGCTTCGCTGTTCGCCGCCATTGGTCGCGTGTTCGGTGAGCAATACATCACCGCCTATCTGGACCTGATGGGCCACAACGCGCCTTGCCGCGAGGCGGTCAACATTCTGCCTGATCTGGCCGCGCTGACTTCCAAGGTCGCCCACGCGCTGGCTGGCGGCAAATCCAAGATCGATCATCAGGCGCTGGCTGGGATGCTTCACGAACTGCGCGCGGTTGACGCTGCCGTTTCGGGGCTGCGGTCGCGCGCATCGGCAATGGGGCTGGCCGCATGAGGCTGGCCGACACTTTCACCGCGCTGCTTTCGACCGCCGAAAAGCGTCGCAACCGTTTCGTCTCCGCCACCGAGCGGGAAATCATCGAAGCCTGTGAGCGCCGCCGTGCGCACCGGGAAGCTGAAAGGAAACTGCGCCAGTGACCGCGACCAAAAGCATCGACCCCAAGCGGGTGTCAGACTTTGCCGAACTGCTCTCGCAAGAAATCACTCTGATGGCTGCTGGCCGCATGATGGGTCTGACCAAGGGCGAAACCGTCAGCACCTTGCGCCGGATCAAGCTGGACCTTGGGAGCCAAGCACAGTGAACTTCTACCACGAACAGGTCAGCCCGCGCGGCATGGCAGAACGTCTGGCCGGGTATATTTCTGACCCCTCGACGATCCGCGTTCGCGTGATGGATCATTTTGGCCGTGCCCCTTCGCTGGACGAATGCCGCAAGATCAGGGAGGCAGTCGAGCAGCGCGAGGCCAATGCCCGCTGGCTCAAGCGCGGTGCAAGTGAGCAATTCCGCTGCGGTCACACGCGCGATGCATCGAACGTCATTGTGCGCGATGATGGCCGGGAAACCTGCAAGACCTGCCGCCGCGCTCTGGAAGCCAAGTCTGCTGCCGAATACCGGGCAAGGGAGCGGGAGCGCGCCGAGCAGTCAAAGTCCGCCAAGATGATGGAAGCGGCAGAGCAAGCCGCGACCAACATTCGGGCATTTTGGCTTGAACCCGGACGCCCGCGCCTGTCTGGCGAGACGCTGGAAGTTATCGCCAGGGCGTTTGGTCTGTCGGTGGGCGAACTGGTGGGCGACAATCGCCATCGGCATTACGTCGACGCCCGCGCGGTGGCCGTAATGGTGTTCCTGCAATCCGGCAACTCCCTGCCGTGGATTGCCAAGAAACTGAACCGCAGCTGCCATTCGTCTATCATCAACCTGCGGGACACTTGGGATATTCGCTGCCGCCGCAATCCCTCGTTGCTGGCCGTTTACAAGGCGGTGGTGGGCGAATGACGTTCGACCTTCCATTTCCCCCGTCGAGCCTGTCGGGCCATAACAACGGCGCATGGTATAACCGCGACAAGATCGTGGCGACCTATCGCGCCGAGGCGTTCCACCTGACCCGCAGCGCGAAGGCCAAGCAGGGCTACACCGTCCCCGCAGAGGGCGATATTGCGATCAACTTCCTGTTCATTCCGCCAGACAACCGCAGCGACCGCACCAACTTTGCCGGCCGGTTGAAAGCGCAGATTGACGGCATTGCCGAGGCGCTGGGCGTGAACGACAAGCGCTTCCTGCCTTCCTACCAGTTCGCAGCACCGGGCAAGCCGGGGCGTGTCGTGGTGACGCTGGGATGAGCAGCGAAGCACTGGCTTGGGCCTTCAAACTCGACGTTAAACCTTCGAGCCTCAAGTTTACGCTTGTGGCCCTTTGCGAGTGCGCAAACTACAAAACCGGACGCATCACCCCTTCAATTGCCCACCTGTCTGAAATCACCGGACAGGACCGCAAAACCGTGATTGCCAACGTGGCCGAACTGGAACGCCGGGGCATCATCACGGACACCGGAGAACGGTGCGGAGCAACCAAGCAGATCAAGGTATACAGTGCCGCAATTGGAACCGTTCCGAATACGGAACAGTCCCAAAAACGGAACAGTTCCGAAAACGGACGGAAACAGTCCCAAAAACGGGACACGGAACCTTCTTTAGAACCTTCACTCTCTACAGAACCTAAAGGTTCTTCCGAGAGTAGCGCGCGCAAGGCGGATGCATTCCCTTGCCCGACGGGTGTCGATCAGATCGATTGGGAAGCCCTGAAAGCCAACCGCAAGGCCAAGCGTGCTGCGCTGACCGAAGGCGCGCACCGCCAGATCATCACCAAGCTGGAACGCTGGGAACGCGATGGATGGCCACCCGGTCCGATTGTTGCCCACGCCGCAGAGCGTGGTTGGACGACCGTTTTTGAAACTGACGAAATGAAGGGCAGGACCGATGCAGGACGCAGCAACCAACACCGCGCTGACCGTGACGAAATCCAAAACCCCTACGTCCGGGCTGCAATTGCCCGCCAAAATCGAAGCGCTGCTGCTGTCGGGTGATAGCCCCGTTGTTGGCCCCAACACTGCCGACCAGCTGCGCGCCATCATGGACCTGCCCGAACCGCCGACCGCAACCGAAGATCAGGTTGCAACCATGATCGGCAAGCTGGCCATGGCAACCGCACAAGCCAAGGTCAGCGATCAGGAGGCCGAAGCCCGCCTCGAAATGTATTGGCTGGCGCTCCGCGATGTTACCGTTGACGACCTGCGCGCCGGGTTTGTGGACCTGATCCGGACGGCCAAGTTCCTGCCCACCCCGGCAGAGGTTCGCACCGCCGCCATGCGCCACGGGGCCATCCGCCGCCACTGCAAGAGCCGCGCCCGCCATCTGGTGTGGAAGCACAGCATGGAATGGCAGCCGCCGCGTGAAACCGTCGCGCCGGAAGAACTGCAAGCCCTGCTGACCACGGTCAAGGTGGGCGAGGCGTGATTGTCGCTGCCGACTGACCCGATCCCCGCCCCCGGTTTCCAAATCGTTTCAGGCAAGAGAAAGCCCCCAGCCAATGACCAGCGCTACCAGGTTCAATTCAGGAACGGATACGTTGACCGGAAGCACAGCTACACCGCCGCGCAAATCCGCTGGGTGCATCAAGATGATGACTTTGATGTGGTCGCTGTCCGTAGGGTTTGACCATGCCTGACACCGCCCGCGCAATCGCAGCCCTGACCTATGACGAAATTGAGCAGCGCTTTGATGACGGCACCATCCGGCAAGGCATCGGCGTTCCCCTGCTGCAACGCTCCATTGCGAACGATCTGCGGCAGTTGGAAGCGGTCCTAGGCGCAAAGGGCAAGACCAACCTGTTCGCCATTGCGGCGGCTATCGATGAAGCGCTGTTGGCGCTAGTGGAGGAATGAGCATGGCAAAAGCCCGCCGCAAGAAGAAGCCCGAACCGCTGCGCATCATCGGCCCCACTGACGAGCAGATCGCCAGCGGCGTGTTTCGCCGTGCCACCATCGCCTATCGCCGCGTCCCGATGATCGACACGCTGAAAGACGCGGGCAAGCTGACCGACGCCGAATATTCCGCGCTGGCCTATTACCGCGATCAAGCCATCCAGGCCGAAGACGACGCCGCCCGATCGTCTCCGCTGGCCGCAGAGCGCATCATGGGGGGAGGGGGCAGGTCTGGTGGCTCGACCACGCCCGTCACGCTGCTGTCAACGCCCGCGCTGCTGGAAACGGCCCGCATTGAGCGCGACCTTGGCAGCCTGCTCGACATTGCCCGCGCGGTGGCCGTGGACGATATGAGCCTGACCCAATGGTGCATTGCCAAGCATGGGGGCAGGGAGCGCTACGACGGCAAGGGGAAGTTCATTGCGATGGTCCCGCGCTGCGAACGAAACGCAATGGGAATTGCGCACCTTGAACTGAAACACGCTGCCCGCCGGATCGTGCGATAGGGGCTTGACGTTTTGCGGTAAATATGCAAGGACGTTGTCAACGTGGCGTATTGCGCCAACAAGGGCTGTCCATTTCGGGCGGCCCTTTTCGTTTCGCGCTCCGGCGCAACCCGCACCCTCCATCCATCGCAAGCACTCGGACGGCCCACTAGCGGCACGATGGCGTTTGGCTCTGGCAGCGGTGCGGGGTCAATTCACACCCGAAACAGCCCATCCTGCGGGAAGCTGAAAGAGAGGGTATCCCAATGGCTGATGCCAGCAAAGTACTGTCTGCTAGTGGCAAACCCAAGCCGCCGAACGCGGGCAAGGGGCGTAAGGCTGGAACGCCCAACAAAGTCACCAAGCAGCTAAAGGACATGATCCTCGGTGCGCTCGATGAAGCGGGCGGTCTGAACTATCTGGTGGCGCAGGCGCATGACAACCCGAATGCGTTTCTGACGCTGGTGGGCAAGGTGCTGCCGCTCGACGTGAACAACAAGCACGAAGGGCAAGTGGTCGCCAAGGTCGTGTTCAAGGGTCTGAATGGTTGACCTGGTATCGCCTTACGAGGTCCGCGATCAGTTTCGTCCGCTCCATGCCCGCAAGACGCGCTGGTTCATTGGTGTAGCGCACCGCCGCGCTGGCAAGACGGTTGCGGACATCAACGAGTTGGTGATCGGGGCGACCAAGTGTGGACTGCCCAATCCGCGATTTGCCTATGTCGCGCCCCAGCTTAATCAGGCCAAGGACATCGCTTGGACCTACCTGAAGGAATACACCGCGTTCCTCTCGCCCAAGATCAACGAGAGCGAATTGTGGGTTGAACTGCCGGGTGGGGCAAGGATCAGGATTTACGGCGCAGACAATCCCGACCGACTGCGCGGCATCTACCTCGACGGGGTGGTGTTGGACGAGTTCGGGGACATGGACCCGACAATCTGGACGCAGGTGATTCGGCCCGCGCTGTCCGACCGCAAGGGTTGGGCGGCATTCATTGGAACACCCAAGGGCAAGAACACGTTCTACAAGTTGTGGGTGCAGGCCGAGAACGATCCTGAATGGACGCGGCTGATGCTCAAGGCATCGGAAACGGGCCTGCTGGACGCCAAGGAACTGGCCGACGCCCGCAAGATGATGAGCGATGACGAATACGCTCAAGAATACGAGTGCAGCTTTGAAGCCGCCATTCGCGGGGCCTATTACGCTCACGAAATGAACGCGGCGGAAGCGGACAACCGGATCTCGGCAGTTCCGCATGATCCGCGCTTGCTGACCCACACCGCGTGGGACTTGGGCGTGGCGGATAGCACCTGCATCTGGTTTTTCCAGACCGTCGGGCGCGAAACGCGGGTGATCGACGTTCTCAAGGGTGAGGGTGTCGGACTGGACTGGTATGCGCGGGAATTGCAGTCGCGCGGGTATCTCTACGGCAAGCACTATCTCCCGCATGACGTCGAAGTCCGGGAGTTGGGGACCGGCAAGAGCCGCAAGGAAGTGCTGGCGGGGCTGGGGATCGAGGCCACGGTTTGCCCGAACATTCCGGTCGCTGACGGCATCCAGGCGGTGCGAATGCTGCTGCCGACCTGCTGGTTCGACAAGGACAAGTGCAAGGACGGGATCGAGGCGCTGCGGATGTATCGCCGCGACTACGATGAAAAGCGGCAGGAGTTCCGGGTGCATCCGCTGCACGACTGGACAAGCCATTACGCCGATGCGTTCCGCTATTTCGCGGTTGGGCATCGTGAGACAGCGCCCCGGCGGGTGCTCAAGACTGGTATCAGGAAGGGTTTGGCATGAACCGACCGCGCAAGGCCCGGATCGAGGGCGCAGCCGCTGGCGAAATTGGCGACGTCGCTGCCATCAAGGCGGGGATCGACGCATTCAAGGCGCGTTACCCCGATCAGTGGGAAGCGATCCGCCTTGGCCCGACGCAGCACGGGATTGACCAGATCATCGAGGCGCTGGGCGGCTGATGGCAACCGCACCGGACTACCTAACCGCCCCTGACATGCAGACGGCGGGCGGCGAAGCTATGCCTGACAGCGAACTGGTTTCCATCCTTGCTGCCCATGAGGCGCAGGCGATTGGCTATGAGCCGGGTGGCGATGACGACATCAGCGCCCAGCAAGAACGCGCGCTGAACTATTACTACGGCATCATGGACGATCTGCCGGTGCAGGATGGTTCGTCCGGCGCGGTGGACATGACGGTGGCGACTATCGTGGACGCGGCGCTGGCGGCAGTCCTGAAGCCGTTTGTTTCGTCCGATGAAACGGTGCGCTTTTCCCCGCGCGGTCCTGAAGACGTCGAATACGCGGCGCAGGCGACCGAATACATCAACTACATCTTTAACTGCGACAACCCCGGTTTCCAGATCGCGCACGACTGGTTCAAGGACGCGCTGCTGACCAAGCTGGGCGCGGTCAAGGTCTGGTGGGAAGCCGAGACCAAGATTGATGGCTTGCGTGAGATCGAACTGACTGGCGATCCGATGCAGGACGCGATGCTGCGTTCGCAACCGGATTATCTGGGTGAACAGGACGGCATCGCTGCATTCGGCGCGGTCATTGATGATGGTCGGGTCAAGATTGAGAACGTCCCGCCGGAGGAATTCCGCGTGTCGCGCCTGTCGCGTTCTACCGAGCGCGCGGTCTATCTGGCGCACGTTCCATCGGACATTCGCCGTTATGACCTGATCGACATGGGCTTTGACGCTGAAATCGTTGAAAGCCTGCCCGCTTATGGCGAGAACTCGGACAGCACCTTGGCCGATGCGCGATATCGTGACGAGGGTGGGGACAGTTCCGATCTGGTTTCGGCGCACAAGTCGCAGGACCGGATTGCGCTGCGCGATGAATACGTGCGGATCGACTATGATGGCGACGGTCTGGCGGAACTGCGCCGGGTCATGCGCGTTGGCGAAACAATCCTGCTCAACGAGCAAGTGGACGACCATCCGTTCGCCACGCTTTGCCCGATCCCGATGCCGCACAAGGTGTTTGGGCTGTCGCTGGCTGACGTATCGCTGGAAGCGCAGAAGATCAGCACGGTCCTGCTGCGGCAAGCGCTGGACAACCTTTACAAGTCCAACAACCCCCGCCCGGTGATTGGCGAGAATGCTTGGCTGGACGATGGATCGACCGCCGACAGCCTGGAAGACAACGCCCCCGGCGCTGCAATTCAGGTCAAGGACGTCAATCAGTTCCGCTTTGACGGTGTGCCGTTCACTGCGGGCAATGCGTTCGAAATGCTGTCCTACATGGAGCAGCAGACCGAGCAGCGCACCGGAGTGAGCCAGAGCGGGCAGGGGCTAGACAGCAACGCGCTGCGCAAGTCCGGGCAGATGACCGCGACCGAAATGGCGATGATGCAGGGAGCCAAGAACGCCCGCGTCGAAATGATCGCGCGCATCTTTGCGGAAACCGGCGTCAAGCGGTTGTTCAAGCTGGTGCTGGGGCTGGTGACAAAGCACCAGAACAAGGCCCGGATTATTCGCCTGCGCAACAAGTGGGTGGAAATGGACCCGCGCGGATGGCCGGAATTCGATGTGACCATCGCGGTTGGGTTGGGTGTTGGCGAAAAGTCCGAACAGATCATGCAGGCGGATGCGGTCCTGCAAACCATGGCCGAACTTGGGCAGACCCCGTTTGCCAACCTGATCGACCAGACCCGCGTTTACAATGCGGTGAAGCGCAAGTTCAACGCGGCGGGCGTCAAGGATGTTGACGAGTATCTGGTTGCGCCGGAGGAAATTGAACAGCAGCCGGAAGGCCCGACGCCGGAGGAAATGAAGGCGCAGGCCGAGGCGCAGATGCAGGCTGCCAAAATGCAGCACGAGCAGCAGATGGCCGAAATGCGGCTGCAACTGGCTGCGCAGGAGCAGGAACAGAAGCAGCAACTGGCGCGCGAACAGGCAGAGTTCGAGGCGATGCTAGCCGCAGACAAGGCCCGTGCCGAGGCAGAACTGGCCCGTCAGAAGATGGAACTGGAAGCCGAACTGGCACTGCGCAAGATGCAGATCGAGGCGGCCATTGCCAAGGAAGCCGCCGAAGAGGCTGCCGAGGCGTCGGAGCCTGACGGGATGGACGAGCAGGACGATCTTCCGACCAATCGGCCCGGTGGGAGCCTTGCGGAATGACGCCGGAGGCACGCCGCGCCCGCGCTTATGCGGCGCAGGCTCTTTTGAACGACGAAACGTTGCAGGCCGGTTGGTCTGAAATCGAACAGGATCTGCGCAACCAGTGGGAGGCCTGTTGGTGGCCCCGCAAGCGCAACCGCATCTGGGCAGAACTGCGGCATGTCCGCGCGCTGCGCCAGAAGCTGGCGAAATTCGCGGGATCGGCCCGCGATTAACAGCCCTTTGGGGCATCTCGAAAAGGTGAAGCGATGGACACTGCCCAGCCAGTAATGGCAGCAGAAACGGACCCGAATGCCGCGATCAACGACGCAGCGAACGCTTTCAAGGCGTTTACTGGCGGCGGTGAAGTGGAACAGCCCCAGCGTGACGAGCGCGGGCGATTTGCGGCGGCGGAACCCGACGAGACTGAACTGGTCGAAGGTGAGCCTGACGAGGGTGAGCCGGAAGCCGACATTGAAGACGAGCAAGAGGCAGCGGAAAACGAACCCGCCCAGCCCATGCCGCCTTCATGGCCTGCGGACAAGGCGGAAACATGGGCCGCGCTCCCAGCTGATGCACAAGAATACATTGTGCAGCGTGAAGCAGAGCAGACCCGCGCAATCCAGACCAAGTTCCAGGAGGCAGCCAACGCCCGCAAGAGTGCTGAACTTGAGCAGGCGGAAGTCGCAAACAACCGGCGGCAGCTGGTCGAGGCCTATGAGACGGTCGCGGCCCTGCTTAATCCGGTCGAACCTGATCCGCGCGCCTATGGCGCAGGGACCGGGCAATACAACCGTGAGGCATACGATCTTGCCATGCTGGAATATCGCCAGCAGGTCGGCATCGTGCAGCAACTGCAAGCACAGCGCCAACAGCTATCGCAAGAGGCCGAGGCGCAGGAACGGCAGGCATGGAATGCGCAGAAAGCACGGCTTGAGGAGCAGTTTGCCCCCAAGCTGCTGGAAGTCGTTCCTGAACTGACCGACCCGGCGAAGGGCGAACCTGTCCTGCGCAGCCTGATCGAATACGCGGTCAGCAACGGCATTCCTGAAGATGTGTTTGCACCTGACCAGCAGGATTTCATCACCTCTGCCCAGCTTCTGATACTTCGGAAGGCGCAGATGTATGACACCCTGAAGGCGCAGGCCCCTGCACCAAAGCCGAAGCAGGCAGGTCCGGTGGTGCGTCCCGGTGTATCCAGCCCCCGTTCTGCGCAGCGGTCCGCCCAGCGTTCGCGTGATTATGACCGGTTGAACCGTGAGGGCAGCGTCGAAGCCGGTGCTGCTGTTTTCAAACACTTCTTCAAATAAGGTTCAAAGCAATGGCAAAAGTGACCAATGCGGTCGCCACCTATGACGTGACGACCAACAAGGAAGGCCTGACCGATGCGGTGTATCGCATCTCTCCGGTTGATACCCCGTTCATGTCGGCTGTCCCGCGCGCCAAGGCGTCGGCTGTCCTGCACGAATGGTCCACCCAGGCGCTGGGCAGCATCAACACGGCCAACGCCCGCCTTGAAGGCGACGCGCTGACCCGTGCCGCCTCGACCACTCCGGCGCGTCGTCAGAACTACTGCCAGATCAGCAGCCGCGATGCGACTGTGACCGGCACCCAGCGGGCGACCAACCCGGCGGGGATCGATGACATGATGTCCTACCAGATGAGCCTCAAGTCGCTCGAACTGCGTAAGGACATGGAAGCGATCCTGCTGGGCAATCAGGGCCAGAATGCTGGTAACACCACGACCGCGCGCACCCTGCGTTCGTTCAATGCGTGGATCAGCGGCAACGGTTCGCGCGGCGCAAACGGTGCGGACAGCACTGCCGCGACGGCTGCGGCCACTGACGGCACGGCGGGCGACCTGCGCACCTTCACCGAAGACATGCTGAAGGATGCCATCAAGGACGCCTTCGACGACGGCGGTGAGCCTTCGATGGTGCTGGTTGGCTCGTTCAACAAGCAGAAGTTCTCGACCTTCACGGGCCGCACGACCGCGCGCGAAAGCGTCAACGTCGGCACGGTTCAGGGGGCTGCTGAACTTTACGCCTCGGACTTCGGCACGCTCAAGGTTGTTCCGAACCGCACCCAGCGCGGTCGTGACGCCTTTGTGGTCGATCCGACCAAGGTGGCGGTGGCCTTCCTGCGCGGTTTTGAGCCGCAGGAACTGGGCCGCGTCGGTGACGCGATGACGCGCGACATCATCAGCGAATACACGCTGGAAATGCGCCATCCGGACGCTCACGCACTCGTGGCTGATCTTACCACTTCGTAACAGGGGAGGGGGAGGGGGCAACCTCTCCCCCAAACTGCCTATGTCAAAAGCAGCTTTGCTTGACATGGTGGTCGGCAGCCGCCGCAAAACCATCATGCATGAAGAAGACGGCCGGCATTATGTCGAAAGCCGTCAAGACGTTGGCCCAGTTATCGCGGCGGCGCAGGAAATGTGGTCTGACCGCCCCCCGCTGGACATGCGGCGCGTGGCGCTGATCCCTGAAGCGGTTCTCAATCAGGCCTTCAACGAGGGCTGGTTTCACGACGAGGCGGCATGGAAGCGCTGGGCCAATGACCCGGCCAATGCCTGCTATCGCACTTGCAAGGGTTCCATATGATCCGTCTGGCGATTGCCATCCCGTGCTATGGCGACACGAAAGCGAAATTCACGCTGTCGCTGGCGAACGCACTGATCCACCTGCACCAGTGCAACATCACGGACCCGGACGGCAACCCGCTCGAGATCGAGACGGAAGTATTCATGGTCAGCTGCTCGATGCTGACCGAAAGCCGCCACCGGCTTGTTGCAGAGGCGGTAGTGTGGGGCGCGACCCATATGCTGTGGCTGGACGCCGATCATGTATTCCCGGCGGACACGATCCCGCGCTTGCTGGCGCAGAACGTTGATGTCGTGGGCGCGAATTACCCGCGCCGGTCTAGCCCGACCGCTCCGACCGCCGCCAAGGTGGTAACGGACGACACCGACGAGGACGTCAAGAACCTGGTCTATACGACGCAGGAAAAGGCGCACGATGGGGTGGTCGAGGAAGTGGACCACATTGGGTTCGGCGTGTGCCTGATGAACATGAGCGTGATTGATCGCTTGCAGGTCGAGGCCGACAAGACTGATGGCAACTTCCTGCCGCTGTTCAAGTTCGAGGAAACCCCCGGCAAGGTCGGCATGATCGGGGAAGACGTCTACTTCTTCCGCAAGCTGCGAGCGGTGGGCGCGAAGGTCTATGTCGATCACGCGCTATCGTGGGAAGTCGGGCACATTCACGAACAAATCCTGACGAACGCCCATGCGAACGTGCAACGTGAAAAGTGGGTGGTCCACAATAAGAAGGTAGCGGCGAAGTTCACGCCGCAGGAGGAGGCGGCATGACGGCTTTTGACGTCCCGGCGAACCTTGCCTTCGATAATTACACCGAACTGACCACCGCGATTGGCGAATGGCTGGACCGATCCGACCTGACTGGCTCTATCCCGGCGATGATTGCGCTGTGCGAGGCCCGGTTGCGGCGGGAGTTGCAGCCGTTCTTTTCCGAAACGACCGCAACGGTAACGATCACGGCGGGGGCCGGAACTTTGCCCGCGGATTGCGATATTGTCCGCTTTGTCGAGTATTCGGACGGGCAGTTGGAGCAAGTCAACCCGCAGCATGGTCGGCAGTTTCCGGAGAGCACCGCGCCGCGCGGTTTCACGCTGGAAGGCGGGCAAATCCGCGTCTGGCCGATCTGTGATGCGACGCTGACGGTCACGTATCAGCCCAAGCTACCTGCCCTGACCGAAACGACGCCGACCAATGATCTGCTGACACAGCATCCCGACGCCTACTTCTTTGGCGCGCTGCTGTTCGCGGAAGGGTTTGTGGCCAATGATGCGCGGGCCTCGACGTTCAAGGCGTTGTGGGACGAGGCGATCTTCGAACTGAAGCGGTTCCTCTCGCGTCAGCGTCGCACGGGTGTGCGTCTGCGCGCTCCGGCTGTGATTGTATGAAATCCGCTCTCCCGCTCCCCCCGTTCCTGCCCGACCAGTCGGTCAATACGGGCGGATTGAGCGAGGCGACCAATGTTTACCCGCGCGTTGATGGCTATGGGCCGATCAGTGCGCTTGTGTCGCAGTCCGATGCATTGCCTGCCGCGTTCAAGGGTGGGGCCTCGTTCATTGCCGCCGACGGGACGAGCACCTTGCTGGCTGGCACGGCCACGGGGCTGTCCAAGTTCGGCGGTGGAACGTGGACTGATGTCATTACCGGGATGACCGTTCCGGGGCAGTGGCGCTTTACCCAGTTCGGTGACTACGCGATTGGCGTGAATGGCGTGGAAACCAAGGTGGTCGATCTGACCGCCGGGACGGGTTCCGCGCTGACTGGCGCGCCTGCTGGCGTCTGCGTGACCGTGGTGGGCGATTACGTGGTGATCGGGCAGGGCAGTGGCGATCTGCTGGGCATCTACACCAGCGGGTTTAACGACCACACCAGTTGGGCGCCCGGTGTTGATGGCGCGACCATTCAGCCGATGCTGACGGGCGGCGAGGTCATGGGGCTGGCTGGCGGCGAATACGGGGTGATCCTGCAACGCCAGCGCCTTGTGCGTATGACCCGCACAGGGGATGCGGACGCGCCGTTCCAGTTCGATGAAATCACGCCCAACGTCGGCTGTGCGTCGAAGGCTTCGGTGGTGGCGGTGGGGCGCACGGTGTTCTTCCTCTCCGACCGGGGCTTCATGGCGCTGGAGGATGGGCAGGCAATCAAGCCGATTGGCACGGAAAAGGTTGATCGCACGTTCCAGGCTGCGGTCCCGCGCGACGATTATGAGCGCATTTTCTCGGCGGTAGATCCGCAGAACAAGCTGGTGATCTGGTGCGTTCCGGGTGTGCCTGGGCGGCTGTGGATCTACAATTTCGAACTGGATCGCTGGTCAACCGGGCAACTGTCGATCGAAGGCGTGTTTTCGGGGTTTACCTCGTCGGTCACGCTGGAAGAACTGGCGGTGACTTACCCCGATCTGGACGCCATGACGATCAGTCTAGACGATCCGCGCTTTTCGGGCGGCAACCCGCGCCTTTATGGGGTTCAGGGCGGGGAACTGTGCACGTTCAGCGGCGACACACTGCAAGCGGTGCTGGCGTTCAGTTTTCAGGAACTGGCCAAGGGTGCGGTGGCGCGCCTGCGGGCAATTCGTCCGGTAGGTGATGCGGTCACGGGCCAGTCCATCACGGTCGATTGCCGCGCAAGGCTGGGGGATAGCGAGAACAATATCGCCGCCAGCGATCTGCGGGCCAGCGGGATCATGCCGATCCGGTGCAGTGGGCGTTACGTCAAGCCGCGCCATGTGATCGCTGCGGGGACGGCATGGACGTTCATGCAGGGGCTTGAGTTCGATTACGAGGTGGGTGGTGGCCGGTAGGATTATCCCGGAAACGGCGAACCGGCCCGACTGGCCGCGTTTGGTGGCGCAAGGGCACCGGGATAGCCAGAACCGCTTGAAGGCGCTGGAAACGGCTCTGGCGGCGGCAGAGGCGGCAATCGCCGCGCTGGAAAGCGATCTTGATCCGGGGCATCCGGTCAACGCGCGGATCAATGCGCTGGATAGCCGGATTGACGCACTGGAAAGCCCGTCAACGCTGACCCTGACGCCGGGGAGTGCACCGGGCAGCCCGACCGAGGGCATGATTTATTACGACGACACCGCGAACAAGCTGAAGTGCTGGGATGGGGCAGCGTGGAACGACTTGTGGTGATTACCGCAGGCGCACCGCTGACAGTTGAAGCGATCAAGGCGCTGGACCCGGCAATACAACGTGGCGGGCATGATTGGTGGGCGATTGCAGGCGATCTTGACGCTGGCGGGGCCTGTTTGTGGTGCGCCGATGGTCTGGCTTGGCTGATTACCCGGCCTGACGATGCCGGAGTGATTGAAGCCATTGCGGCGGGTGGCAGGCAAGCGGGGCGGTGGGCGCGGCCTATCGAGCAGGCAATCAGGGCGCATCCGGCACACAAGGGGCGGCGGCTGCGGATTTGGGGGCGTCATGGGTGGCGTCGGTATTTTCCCGATTGGGAACTGGTCGGAATTGAGAACGGCATGAGCATTCTGGAAAGCGAGAACTGACATGGGGTCCAGCAAGAAAACGCAGACGACCAAGCCGATCTATGAACAGCAGATCACGGGCGCGGCCAACACGCTGTCAAACGTCTACAACCAGAACGCAGCAGGTGTGCAGCAGGTATCTGACCAGCTGGGCGGGCTGATCCCCTCGATGCTGGACAAGTATCGGCAGGGTGACAGCGCGGTGAACGCGGCGCGCGGGTTCTTGACCAACACGCTGGAAAGCCAGCCTGACAGCAACCCCTATCTGGACCAGATCGTCGCGCAGACCGGGCGGAACGTGGCCGACAAAACCCGAACTGCCATGGGGACGCGCGGGCTTACTGGCGGGACCGTGATGCAGGACATTGTTTCGCGCAACTTGGCCGAGAACGAGAGTGGGCTGCGGTATAACGATTACGCGCAGGCGATGCAGCGCAAGATGCAGGCGGCGGGCATGGCCCCCTCGATTGCGGCGGGTGACGCCATCCAGATCGCGCCGCTGCTGTCGGTGGCGGATGCCGCGACCTCGATGCCGCTTGATGCTGCGACCAAGTATGCGGTCGGGACGGGTGGCCTGCTGGGCCAATACACGAACACGACGCAGAAATCATCGGGTGGGCTGCTTGGCGGCCTGCTTGGCTCGGTGCTGGGTGGCTGGGCCTCTGGCGGCTTCAAGGGGATTTGACAATGACCATGGGAAGCGGTGGCATTTTTGGCAATCCCGGTGGCTTGTTCGGGCGGCGCAAAAGCCCGTTCGAGCGCGCGGAAGAAATGGCTGGGCAGTTTATGCCGCAGATTGGGCCGGAAACGCAGGGCGCAATCGATCAGTATGCCGCTATGCCGCAGCAAGAGCGCAAACCGGGCTTCTTTGCACAAGGCGGGGTTGGACGCGCGATTGCCGGATATCTGGGCGATGCCTTGCTGCGACAGGCCGACATGGACCCGATTTATGCGCCGTCAATGATGATGCAGCGCAAGGCGGAACTTATGTCCGCACAGGCCGAGGCAGAGCGACGCGCCAAGTTCGACGACTGGCGGCAGCAGTATGATTACGAGCGCAGCAATCCCAAGCCTTCGACCGCCCAGCCCTATCGCTGGGAAAGCAACGATGGCTCACTGATGGAACTTGGCCCGGATAATCAGCCGCGCAAGGTCTATGCCGACCCGACGCCCAAGATGAACTTCATTCCCGACGGCATGGGCGGCGGGCGCTGGGTCGCAGTGCCGACTGGTGGCGCACCGCAGCCTGCGGCTACAGGCCTTCCTGAAGGATATACGATCCGGGGAGGGGCCACGGGCAAGCGCCCTTTTGACGCACCGCCGCAACGCCTTTCGACGGGTTACATGACCAGTGGGCGACGCACCCCGGAAGGCAACCGGATTGTGGGCGGGGTTCCGAATAGCAAGCACTTGACGGGTGAGGCGGCTGATTTTGTCGGCGCTGATCTCAAGGCGGTTTTGGCAGAGGCGCGCAAGCTGCCCGGTCTGCGCCGCGCATTCATTCATAAAGATCATGTCCACACCGAGGGCGACTGGAACGTCCCCTATTTCGGCAAGCGTGGCACCGCAGGACTGAAGGGACGCTAATGTTCGAAGAAGGCACCATCGCTGACGGCCCGAACGGCCCGATCATTTTTCAGGGCGGTCGTTGGGTTCCTATGGGGGCGCAGCGTGATCCCATGACTGTTGCGCCAGACCCTTTGCGGGTGCAGGAGTTCCAGCAGCAGCAGCAGGATCGAGCGGCGGCCAACGCCCGCGCCGCCGACAGCGCTGCCCAATCCGCGCAAAGCCAGCAGTATAACAACACGCTCAAGCTGCGCGGTGAATTTGACGCGCTGCCTGTGGTCAAGAATTACCGGGTCGGCATTGAGCAGTTGGCGCAGGCCATTAACACCGCGCCTGATGCAACTGGCGATAACGCGCTGATCTATGCCTATGCCAAAGCCATGGACCCCGGATCGGTTGTCCGTGAGAGCGAAATGGGCATGGCTGCGTCTGGTGCGTCGGTGTTTGATGCCGCCGTTGCCAATCTCAAAAAGCAATTCAATGTCGAGGGTGGCGGGCAGCTCTCTCCAGCGGTGCGCGACCGTCTGCGCCGCGAGGTCATTAACAAAGTCACGCAAATGGCTGCCAGTTATGACGCCCAGCGCAAGCGCTTCTCTGATGACGCAAAGGCATTTGGGATCGATCCCATCCGCGTAGTCGGTGAACATGATGCCAAGCCGTTCGTCAATGCATTTAAGGACTATGACCGACGGCAGCGTGGCGAGGCTGCCGATGGAAAGCAGGTCGCAACCCTCTCCAGTGGGCCGACGCCAGGACTTGCAAGCCCCGGCGCATCAACCAAGTCTATTCCTGTCCCCGCAGCGATGCAGCAGGAGTATGAAGGCTATGTTCGTTCCCGGCTCGGACGCCTGGATCCGAACGAATATGCCGCATTCCGCGCTTCGCTCGATGAAAAGTATGGTTTTCCCGGTTCGCAAGGTGCGGTCTACCAGGAAGAGGCCAAGACGCTGAACACGGCGGCGCAGAACCCCAACGATTATAGCATCAGCTTGAAAATCCCGCCTGCCAATGCGCGCATGACCGGGTTGGACCAGTTGAATGCAACCCTGTTTAACAACCCCTTTGGTGCGGGTGTGCTAGGTGCGGGGTCATTGGCTGGTGGTGTCGATGAAGTGGTCGGGTTTGGAAAGTCTCTTGCGCTTGGGACAGACTATGCAACCGAACGCGACAAGATCGACGCGATGCGGCAGGCATCGGCGGACGCCTATCCCGGCTCGACGCTGGCGGGCAATGTCGCAGGCGGTATTGGAACCGGCTTTGCATTGGGGCCGCTTGCTCCGGCCATGAATACTTTGCGCGGCGCAATGGGAACGGGCGGCCTTTATGGCACGGTGAATGGCGCACTGGAAAACAACGACAACCGCTTTTCCGGCGCCCTCATGGGTGGCATCTTCGGCGCGGGTGGCGGAGCCATTGGCCAGAAGGTCATTGCGCCCGGTCTGTCCGCTTTTGAGCGCCGTGCGACTCCCATGCTTGGCAATGCGTTTGACACGCTGCGCGGACGCACTGGCGACCGGCAGGCCTTGGCGCTCCCGTCGGAGCAAGCTGCAATTGCCAACACTGCTGGCGATTTGCAGGCGGTGCGTGACCGTCTGCAAGAGGCAGGACGAATGAATATGCCGTTCTCGCTGGCCGACGCCAACCCCAAGTTGCGCGCCTTGGCTGGCGCTGTGACCCGCAAGTCGGTCAATGCCCGTGAACTGGCAGAAAACACCTATCTGCCGCGTGGGCGGGGGCAGGCTGACCGCGCGATGGAAGCCATCGATAGTTATCTAGCCCCGATCACTGACGTTGCCGCTCGCGGAAAGCAGCTAATTCAGGCCGGGAACGAGGCTGCTACCCCCTATTACACCATGGCCCGTAGTCAGGCAGCTCCGGTTGACGATCAGGTTGGCGCGTTCCTGAACACGCCGGCAGGTCAGGACGCCATGCGCCGCGCCCGCGAAATCGCCGGGAACGAAGGCCGCGACCCGAATGCTATGGGGTTTGACCTGAACGATCAGGGCGATGTGGCCATCCGCAATATGCCGTCTTTCGAAACGCTGGACCTTGTGAAGCGCGGGTTTGATGCGCGTCTGAATGAGGCCCGCGATCCGATCACGCGCCAGCTTGACCTGGAGGGTAATCCGCAACTTCAGGCAATTGAAAATCTGCGGCGCAACTTTGTTTCGCGGCTCGACCAGTTGAACCCGAACTATCCCAAGGCCCGCGCCGAATACAGCAAGTTCGCCCAGCGCCGGGATGCATTGGATACCGGGTTGGCATCGACTGGCCAGACCATGCTGCCGCGCAACCTGAAAAGCGTTCTCGACAGGCTGGAACAGCAATTGAAGCCGGAGTTTCAGCGCGGATATGCCACTGGGATGGCCGATCAGGTCGGCAAGGTTCGCCTGTCCGGCAACCCGTATGAAGCTGTTTATGGCTCCCCCCAGCAGCAGCAGAAAGTCGCGCAAGTCTTTCCGCAGGGCGCGCGGGAATTTGACCGGGTGTATAACCTGGAAGGGGATATGGCACGGACTCAATACGAGACGCTGGGCGGATCGCCCACAGCTGGACGCCTGCAAGCCGATAACCAGCTTGGCAGCGCTATGATGGAGCAAGGCGTCAACGCCTTTGGACAGGCGGCAACTGGTGGCTGGGGCATGGGGACGGCGATGCGTCTTGCCAGCGATGCCATCAAGCTTGGGATCGGAAAGCAGGGTGAGCGCAAGGCTGACCGCATTGCACCGGTCCTGATGGACACCAGCGATCCCGCCGCGATGGCCAGCTATCTGGACGACATCATTGCCAAGTCAAACGCGATCCGGGCAGTGACCGACAAATACAAGCGCCGTGCAGGTCTATTCGGCGCGACCATTCTTCCTGCGGCGGCGCTTCCCATAACGGTCCCGTAATTCGGCTCCAATGAAGAAGCCGATGCTTCCGAGCAAGATGCCCATGATCTGCATAAAGGTCATTCGGGCAGGATAACACGCACCCCCAATAAAGGCAAAAGCAATGGTAGATGTCAGCACTTGGAGCGAGACGCCTGCGTCCAATACGACCGTTGATGGCGTGAACATTGCCGAGAATTGTTCGCCCGCGTCCCTGAACAATGCGATCCGGTCGGTCATGGCAGGCGTCAAGACCTTCCATGTTTCCTATTCCGGGCTGGTCACGACCGTATCAGGCAAGGTCAGTGCATCGGGCGGGGTATTTAGCGGGACGCAGCCGACCTACACCGGGCGCGGGGCCTATCTGCACCATGATGCCAGCGCCAATTCATCGGGCAGGGTGCATATCCTGGCCGAAGGTGCGCCGCGCCCAACTTCGCCCAGCAATGGCGACCTCGTTTTCTATTACTCCTGATGGACGCCCGGATAAACGGGGCATGGGTAAGCCCTGATCGCGCTGAAGTCCGGGTTGGCGGTGCATGGCGCACGGTCACGCGGGCAGAGGCTTACATCGGCGGCGCATGGGTGACGATTGCCACGTTCCTGCCGCCAGTCACCCTTTCGCTTAGCACAACACTGGTGACGGGCTTTGCCTTTGGCGGGACCGTTTACACTGGCAACGTCACGGTGACTCCGAGCGGCGGGCAAGCCCCCTACACGTATGCGTGGTCACGGGTTTCCGGTTCGGGAACGGTCGCCAACGCTGCGGCTGCCACCACCAATTTTTACGACACCCCCGGCGCTGGCAACAGCACCGACGGGATTTTCATCTGCACGGTCACGGACGCGCTCGGAAACGTCGCGGTCAGTGAAGGGGTGCAGGCCTACTTCGACGATTATGGAGGCTTCTGATGTTCCACTGGTTTGGCGTTGTCACGAATACCAAGGGCGATAGCCTCCCGAACTGGCAGGTTGAATGCGTTCAACTGGCGGATGGTGTGACGGTTGTTCCGATTTATGCGGACGAAAACCTGACCCCGATCCTGACGACCAGCGGGATTGCGGATCGCGCCAAGTCAGACAGCAGCGGCAACTACGACTTCTTTGTCCCTGAAGGCACGTATAGCCTGCGCTTTTACGATGCGAACGGCGTTTTCCAGCGGTTGCAGCGCTATCTGCCGATGTATGGCAATGCCCCGGAAGCAGCAATTGCCGCCATGGAGGATGCGCAGGCTGCGCAAGCCGCCGCTGAAGTGGCGCAAGGGCTGGCCGAGGATGCCCAAGCAGCAGCGGAGGCCGCATCAGAACTGGCCCAGACGACCGCTGGCGGCACTGTTTACGCGACTTGGGCCGATCTTGCCGCAGCGACAGGTATGACCGCAGGGGACAGCGCGGTGGTATTCGAGGATGCCGGAACGCACACTGACCCTGTTGTCGGAGGAACGGTCGCCAATGCCGGGATCTACATCTACAGCGCCTCGCCTGCTGGTTGGGAGCGCGTTGCCGATACGGAAGCGGTGAAGGCAGCCGACAGCGCGGATCTTGCCCAAGCCTGGGCGGAAGGCACCCTGCCCGGTGGCGCTGGGACGAAAAGCGCGAAGGAACACGCGACGGATGCGGCTGCCAGCGCATCGGAAGCTAACGCGGCGACTGGACCGCTGACCGAAGCGCTTAAGCCGCTGGCGGATTTTCTCCAAACCACGGCGGCGGTGACCTTCCAGCGTGGGGATTTCACCCTTAGCAGTTTGGGCCTCGACGCCGGTCTGAAAGGGTGGCGTTCGCCGTTTAAGTCGAACGGCGGGGCCTTCAACGTCATCCAGCTCAATCCGCTCCGGGCATTGGCTGCCAACACGCGGGGCAAGATCAGCATTCTTGACGCGTCGGCCAACCCGATTGCGGTGGGATATGCCTACTTCGGCACAGCGTTCTCACAGCCGATGGTGGTTTTGAACCGCTATGTTCGCCTAACGTCAGGGACCATCGGTTATGTCCAATACGAACCCGACGGTGCGGGTGCGCTGTCATATCCGGGTGGGCGACTTGTACCATATCCGGCGGGCGATGCTGATACCTCCGTTTACCTTGAACGATACCTTGACGCTTCGAACGTCTGGCAGGCAGTCGGCACCCCCGGCGATTGGCTCATCACGTTCCGATGCTTTGATTTTGCCAACACGGTCACGCCGGGAACGCTGGCATCGCTGCTGTCCAGCACGGCGGGAATCCCTACGCTACAGACTGATGTTAGCCGACTGTCTGCCAGTGTGGACGTGCTGGCTGACGTTGTATCGAGTGGATCGAGCGTGGCTTGGGAGAACCCCGGATTCACCGGCTATAACTCTAGCTACACGCAGGCCGGGGTCGGGACTGCATCCGGCACCATGAGCGCGGCAGTGCTGTTCAACCGCGTTACCGTGTACGGCGGCATCAACGGCAGCGGCTTTGTGCGCGGGTATCTGGTGACGCCCGGTGTCTCAAATCCGCATATCCCCAGCGCGGTGGATACGCTGCTGTTCGAGCAGGCAGTCTCGTGGACTTCGGCGGTCGCAAAGCGGGTGGTGGACCTTGACCAAAGCTATACCGTGCCTGCTGGTAAAATCCTGTGGGTGCTGTGGCGCTCGGCCACGGCGGCGCAGACGGTCAGCATTGCGCGCTTTACCAGCGATCCCGGCGCTGCGGCTCCAGTACTAAGTTACGCCACTACGAATGCAGGCACCGATGCGATCTGGTCGGCGTCATGGACTGCGGGCATCCGCTCGTTCTGCACCGTTCCCCCGCTGCTGGAATTTGCGCTGGCCGGGTCTGGCGGTGACGCCGAAGTGGCTCCCTTCTTCACGATCCCCGCGACGATCTTTGCCGTGGTCGGGCAGGAGTTGAACCTATACCACGATGCGATTTTCTCGGCCCGCTCTGACGGGCTGTCGGGCTTCAAGGGCTATCAGGTCACGGTTGTCGGCTCGAAAGGGCAGAACAAGCAACGCTGTTTCCGGTTCACGCCGGTTAGCGGCGATGTGGGGACGCACACCTTTACTGCCACGGCGCGCGATGGTGCGGGCAACATTGTGGTGACCAAGGCGTTCGCTGTTCAGGTTGTCGCGGCCAGCCCCAAGGGGTCCGCAAAGAACGTGCTGCTGCTGGGCGATAGCGTAACCAACAACGGCTCGCTCCCGGCAACGGCGCAAGCGAAACTGGCTGCGCTGGGGGCGACTGTGCCAACTTTCGTGGGATCGCAGGGCACCAGCCCGGCCAAGCACGAAGGCCGTCCGGGGTGGGCTTATGGCACCTTCGCTACGGCAGGCGGGACGGCCTACCGATTTACGGTGTCGGGGGTGACCTCGGTAACGCCGGGGGCAACCTACACGGTGAGCGGCGTCACTTATACCGTCACCGAGGTAAACCTATCAGGTGGCAGCGGCAGCATTCGCGCGACGGGGGCCAGTGCGCCGCCTGCATCGGGAACGCTGACCAAGGCCACTGGCGCGGGCGATGCCACGATTGCTTTTAGCGCCAGTGCGACCGAGGCGGGCAACCCGTTCTGGAATGGGTCGGCGGTAAGCGTATCGTATTACCGGACCAATCAATCTATCGCGTCGGTGATTGATTATGTGTCGATGCAGCTTGGGATTAATGAAATCCTTGGCGAGACAGTGATCGCCAGCCACACGGCGACGATCAATTATATCAAAACGCTGATTGATGCGTTCATTGCTGATAACGCGTCCTGCAAAATCAACGTTCAGTTGCCGACGATCAGCGGGAACACTGGCGACGGCTTTGCGGCGAACTACGGCGGTAGTTATTCGCGGGCAGTCTATGAGCAAAACGCCTTCGCTCTGCGCGCTGCGATCCTCGCAGCATTCGACAATGGGGCCTATCACGCCAACGTGTTGGTCGGCGCGGTCGGTCTGACTGTGGACCGATACTACGGCTATACACTGACCACCACCACCGCCGCCGCCCGCCTGTCCGACAGCGTGCAGGAGCACACCAACGCGGTGCATCCGGGCACTGGCGGGTATCTGCAAGCGGGCGATCAGGTTTACGCCGAGACGCTGGCCCGGCTCTGAAAGGAACCCCACCATGACCCCTCAAAAAATCACTGCCGAACTGGTTGAACTGAACCACCACGACGCCCGCCTAATCGCGCGCTGTAGTCCTGGGGTTTGATGATGCGCCAGCCCAGCCACGCCGATCTTGCTGCCCAGCTACAGGCCGATACCCAGCAATTCAAGGAGCGCCTGACGCGCGGGGAAGAAAGGTTTTCGGCCATCGAAGACAAACTGGACCGGCTGATTGAAGCGGTTTCATCCATCCCTGCCATTCAGGCTGATCTGGCGGCGGTCAAGAAAGACGCGGCGGAGACAAAGGAAATCGTCGAGGCATGGGCGGCGGTCAAGACAATGGGCAAGTTCCTGAAATGGGCTTCCGGGATCATCGCAGCGGTCACGGCAATTGGCGTGGCGATCAAGGTGAGCGTGGTCCACTTAATCCGCTAAATCATAGGTGACTGGTGACGATAGATGCAAAGCTATACGACTACGCCACCCCCCGGCAGCGGGAATTTCTGGACGCCATCGAGCAATACGGCAGCGCCACGGCGGCTAATAAGGCGCTGGGGCTATCTACCGACATTGTCGGCAAGTCTATGCGGCGGCTTAAGGCACACGCGGCCCAGCAGGGGTATGCGCCGGAAGCCGGGATTGACCACCCTGTAGCGGAGGGTTTCAACCTTCGCGGATACTCGCACTTTACAAAGACAGCAGCGGGTGAGCCGATCTGGCTAAAAACCCGCGCGGCAGAACATAATTATTGGGAAGGCATCCGCGCGGCGATTGAGGCGCTAAAGCCAATTGACCCAACTATTCTGCCAATGCCGTCCGCGCCGCAATCCGACATCGTGCCGTGGCTGCAAATCGGTGATGCGCATATCGGCATGGTCGCCAGCGAGGCGGAAACCGGCGCAAACTTTGACATCAATATAGCCAAGCGAGAAATCTGCGCGGCGGCTGCATCCCTGATTGACCAGACTCCAGAATGCGACCGCATGGTGATTAACGACCTTGGCGACGGGACGCATTACGAGACGTTCAAGGCATTGACCGAGGCCAGCGGTCACGCAGTCGATTACGATACGCGATACTGGAAGATGATCGACGCCTACCTTGAGATCAGCGAGTTCATCGCAGAGCGGGCGCTCTCCAAGGCCAAGACGGTGGACCTGATTTACAACCAGGGCAACCATTCGCGCTCGAACGATGTGTGGATGGCCGCGCATATGCGGTCGCTGCATCGCCAAAACCCGCGCGTTAACGTGATGCGGAACGAAAGCCCGTTTATCGCTTACCGCATGGGTAAGACGTTTGTGCTGGTCCACCACGGCGACAAGGCCAAGCCGGAAGCCCTGCGCAACATCATGATTAGCGACTACGCGATTGACTGGGGTGAATCCGAGTTCCGCTATATCGACGGCGGGCACGTCCACCACTCGCAGCGCAAAGAACTTGAGGGCGTAATTTACGAAAGTTGGAACAACCTCGCCCCGCGAGACAAATATGCAAATGATGGCGGTTGGCGTTCTCGGCAGTGTATGTCGATGGCGCTGCGTTCGCGCAGCTATGGCGAAGTCGGGCGGATTGTGATGCCAATCGAGCGGGTGCGTGACATTATCCGCGAGAGGCACCCGGAGCATTACGTGCCGCCCCAAATGCGGGCCTTCGCTGCATGACCCCGTTTGGCACCCCCATTGATCGCCCGACCGTTCATATGAACGAAATCGAGCCGAACCTTCCAGACGTTCCCGATCACGCTGACGCGCTGGCTGGCGTTCTTCGCCGCTACGCCAAGCTGATTAGCGAGGGCAAATCCGCAGAGGACGCGGCGCGCGAGTTGCTTCCCATCGTCCGCATTGCAGCGAGGTATGTATGACTAGACGTTCGATCAACCGCGAGGGGCTGGAACTGGTCAAGCAGTTTGAGGGATGTAAACTCAAGGCTTACGTCTGCCCCGCTGGCATCCTGACGATTGGCTATGGCTCGACCGGCAAGCATGTAAAGCCGGGGATGGTTATCACCCAGGATCAAGCGGAGGAATTGCTCCGCTCTGACTTGCGCCGGTTTGAGGATT